AGACATTGACCGATGAGATCGTGCAAACGGCCGAGACGACTCCGGGCACTGAGAGCGCTGCCGCCTCCATCTGCGTTATCAAATATGGAAGCGGAGGATTCTTGCCCAAGATGTTTCCGAAGTACGGAACGCCCAAGGAGGTGTCGTAGTAACACTCGCCCAAAAATGTGCGGATGGCACACGAAACGCTTTGAGCCGTCGCGTATGGCGGCTGAGCAAAAGCAATGCTTCCATTGGCGTTTAAGCAGAGGTCCCACGACGCCTGATCAAGTAACAATGTCGGCATGGTGGGTCCCGCACTCATACCGGCGCCCCCGAATTGCCCGTGACAGGTCCACCACCGCTCGGAGCCACATAGGTGCCCGGCAAATGATCGTGCGTGCCGAGTACCTTGCCAGCCGCATCGGTCACTTCGCCCGATCCACTGATCGTCGCGCCGTTTAAATTGATGCTGGAGCCGGTGAGTGTGATTTCACCTGGAGACTTGACGTTGATACCGCCACTCGCCGGCAGGAATTGCACGTATTGGGTCGGCGTCGTATTTGAGACACTGCACCCAATATAGATGCCATCTGCGAAGTTGAAGCGCCGCAACGATGCCGGGAGAGCTGCGGCTAGTGTTGCGATCACATTGGAGATATCCCGATCGCAGCAGACCAAAAGTCCGATGTCGTCAACGGTCGGATCGAGGATCACGGCCGACGTTCCGCCCTGCCAACGGATGTATGGGCGGCCATAGACGATCCCGTGCGGCTGGCCCTGGCCGGCGCCATCTACCTGCGAGACCAAGGGTTTTACGTCCACAGTTCCGATCGGCCCCAAGCCGCCTCCGGTCACCGCCATGACTTGAACCTTCTGAGCGGTGCGAACGTGCGAGAGGATAGAGTTGACGAAGAACGATAGCGCCTGATAGTCGCTCGACGCATCCGGTAATTGCTGAAGCGGAGTGGTGGCGCTCATGCCGTTGACCGCAAGCAATCGAGTGATGAGAACCATGCCCCGCTAGGCATGAGACTTTCCAACTCGTGCGTGGCGATGGCCGGTTGCCATGTGCCATTCGCACCGGGGACTATGCTGCCGTCGATCTTAATCTCACCCCCCAGGATCAATGCGGGTGTGAAGATGGTCTCGCAGTGAATCCCGAATTGCTGAATTGTCGGAAACCCAACAAGTCCGGAGGTAGGAGTGAATATCGGAACGGTCTTGCCATTTCGCGGGGTATTGATCGGGCAGATCGCGAGAGTTGCATTGCCGTCGAAGTAGAAATCGAAATTAGCGTGCTGTGCGAGCTGGCGGAACTGATCCATGTACGTGCCGGGGTAGTACGGGGTCGAAAGATTGCCGGTAACGCCGTTGTTCTCGAATGCGAAGCCCATCTGTCCAGCTAAATACTGCGCGATGCTCGCAATGGATGTTGCACCGCGGTACGAGGTCGCTGGCGCAATGGCAAGCTGCATCCCGTTCCCGGTCACCGCTTGGGCACGGAGCGCAACATGCGGAACGCTGCGGTAGTCGGGCTGGGCCTGAATGAAGGTCCCATTGAATACCTGAGTCCAAGCAGAACCGTCCGGTGACGCTTCAAGAATCACCAGAGCGCGCGTCGAGACTTGCTGCGGCGTGGCGGCAGAATAGAGGATCGTCACCTGATTCATGTCAGCCTGACGCATGCCGTATATGGTCAGGTCAAGAGAAGTGGGCAGCCTTGCCGCTCCCTGTATCGTCGCCGACATGCGATAGCCGACGAGCGTCAGAGTGTTGCTTGACGTGCCGGGGAAATTTGCCGTTGGTAGAATGAGCGTGGCGCGCAGGAGCTTGCTACTATAGCTATTCGCGGACTTCCCGGATGGAAGCCGAGAGGCACTGACGGTCACTGTCGGCAGAACAGAGATCCCGGTCATGGGAGCGCCGCCAAATCGTCCGGCGTGTAATAGACGAGCTGCCAGCGGCTCCCAAGACCGGAAAACTGAGGGTCTTCGTCTCCCTGCGTGTCGATAAAGAGGAAGTCCCCTTGGAATCCCCAATAGGCGGAATCGAGCAACATGAAAGGGGCTGCTTCGGTCGTAGATCCGGAGAAAGCCCTGGCCTTGCGACAGCTCGCGATGGGCGCGCCGTTGCTTTGAACGTCGCAATAAAGCTCAGCCACGGGAGGAAATCCCAGTTGGTAGACGTTCACGGTCACGGACTGGCCGCTGAGCGCCACCGTAGCGCTCTGTGAGGGAACAGCGGTAAGGGGAATGGTCTGCATCAGAAAGCACCGAAGGCATCCGAATACGTGGCGCTGTTGGCCTTATTCAGAAGTGCGCCATTTCCGTTTAGTGGCTGCACGACGCCCATCTGCGCCTGCGGTTGCGCCGATGGGTTCGCAGCGTTCTGAAGTTCCGTGGTCGAGTATTGCGCCTGGACACTCACGATCTGACGGAAGTACACATCCACTTCGGTGAGGAAAAAGGCACCATCGGCCCTATCGCCCTGGCTCGAGCGAACGATGTCGTAGTTCAGGATGTCCGCATTCTGATAGGAAGCCTCGGGCGTCAGGATCGTATAGAGCGCGATGGAGTCTGCCGCAGCATCCAGGGCCTTTAAGAACTGCTGCCGCTCGGTAAGGGTCGAGCCCTTGGACATTCGCACCCGACAATCGAAAGGGAGCTTCACCTTGTTGTACGAGGCGAAGGAGGTTGGGTTATTACCCGTACCTTGGACGGGAAAGTCCAAGATGTCCCACTTCGGGTGATGCTCAAATTCAAGAATCGAATCGGCCTGAAGAACAAAGCTGCCGCTCGAGTCGAGAATTCCCCACTGGGATTGAGAGGAGATGAGGCCAAAGAGCGAGGAGAGCAGCGCCCCGCCAAAAGTGACGGCCACCGAGGTCGGGTTCGGCACGAAGGCGCGCGCCACCTGGGGCACCCCGGGCGCATTTGGCACATTGGGGAAAGTGACACTCATGCGAGCCCAGGATCAGATTGGGCCACAAGGAGTTTTCGTTGCGCCGCCGCATTGATGCCGGCCATGAGTCCGTTCGCATCCCTTGCTTGCGTGTATATCGGGCCAATGGAGCCGATTTGGACGCGGGGGCCACCGTTGGCTGCCGTCGGCTTGCTGGCCGCTGCTGCGCCTCCCTGAGCGGGCCTATGAGCATGCGGGGTAGAGAGCGCATGAACGTTTGGCCGTGCAATGGCGCCGGCTCTTCCCTGCGCTGTAGCCTGCCGGTAATCTGCCGCCGCCCTCGTGGCATCATCGCCATAGAAGCCGACGTAGTCCGTGATCGCCTTCGACCAGTTCGGATCTGAATCGTCCCCGCCAGCCTCGAAATGGAAAATCTTCAGAACATCGAGCGCTTGCGTATCGGAGGCAATATCCGAGGGGATACGCGACATCACGGAATAAGGGATTTTCCCTGATTCGATCTTCCCACGCATAAACGGCTCTTCGATCATCCGGCCGAAGTTTTGGAATGCTGATACCGTGCCGCCAACGACGCTTTCGGCAGCAGACGAGCCAGCTATGGCATTGAGCGGATGCAGGATGTCGGTGATGACCTCATCAATGACCGGAATCAAATCGTTGCGGATGACGTTGATAAGGTCCTGAATCGCTGGCGTCAGCCGATCGAGTGCCCTCGCCGCCTCGTTTTTGATGGCATAGGAGAGCGAGACCAGGTCCTGTTGCGTGACCCGTTGCGCGGCGATCATCCTGTCAGTGACGCTCTTGTTGTCGTGCGCGGACCTGCCGTAGAACGAGCGCAATTCAGCAAGGCCGCCTCCTACCGCGTTGGCAAGTCCACCAGCGCCGAAAATCTGCGCCGCCCACTGCACGCGCATGGCCTCATTTGCTTTTCCAGGAAGTTGACGCTGAAGCGCCGCAGCGGTCTCAAGGGCAATATCCTTGAGCGGGCGCATCTGGCCGGCAGTGGTGAGATAGCCGACCCCGAGGCGCTGGAGCTGCAAGAGGTTCTGACTGATCTGCCCTTGAAATTCCAACCCGAATATGGCCGATTGCAGATTTTGTGCGGCAGTAATCGCATCCTGCGCGTTGCCACCAGCGAGCCTCGCGACCTCGCCGAAGCGGTAGAGCTGCGCCGAAGACTGCCCCAGATATTCCCCGGCGGCAGCAAAGCTCGCGAACTCCTTCGAGAGATCTTTGAAATACCCGACGACATCCTCAATTCCCTTGACCGCAATGAAAAGACCGGCGAACTTAAGCCCCAGTCCCATGACCGTGCTGCCTACTCCGGCAAGCGAGCTTGTCATGCTCTCGCCAGTCTCTGCGGACTGCGCGCGCATCTGCCCGAGCGAGCGCAGAATCTTCTGCACCCCGGCCTCGAAGTCCTCCTGGGTGAGGCCGACGCCGACTGTCAGGCTGTCAATCTGTTGACCGGACACGCTCTAGTTCTCTTCGGTTATAAAGATCGATTGCGATGATTTCCAGAAAGTCGTAGAGGTCTTTCGTGCCGTAGATCGTTTGTAGCTCGTAGAGTGTTGCTTTCCCCGATGAGACGACGACTCCTATCGACTGCGGGACATTCTGGTAGCTCAGGAGTTGGGCGGAGCCGAAGCTGGCACCGAGATCGACGGGTTTTCGGGAGAAAAAAAACCCACGTGCAGGCGAAAGAACGCCACGCGCAAGTCAAGGCGCGTCTCCCATTCCTCAATATGATCATCGCGAAGTTTCTGGGCAGGGGCTTCCTTGTCCTTCGGCTGAAACTGCACGTATTTCCACATCCCATCGAGCGAGGGGTCTTGTAGGCGGCGCGCGATGTTGATACCAGCACGGCTAGCGGCCGCATTGGCAAGAGCGGCCATTCCGCCTTCGGATTTCTCGGACTTCTTGTCTAGTTCCGTCTCCAGAAGCTCAAGAGCCCGAGTGGCCCAAAACTCGCCCTCCTCGGCCGGCATCTCCGTCAAGAGAAACGTCTTGCCGTGATCCCGACCCTGAGCTTTGATCGTGACGTCTTTAGTGCGGCGCATCAAATCACCGAAGAGATGAGCTTCTCAAAGACCAGTTCATATTCTTGTGCCCCGAGCAGCTTCTTACCTGCAGGCGTCGGCTTGTAGGACGTGAGAGAGCCGTTCTGCATCGTCCAGAGTTTCCCGAGAGCGGGCGACTCCAGAACGATATTGATCTCCACATCATCGTTGAGTGCCTGGATTCCCTCTGCAATCGCGTCCATGACATCGATCGATGTTGAAGTAGCCTGCAGAGTGAACTTAAACGGTACGAGATAGGCGACGCGTCCGGAGGACTTCTTATTGTCGATCCCGATTATGGCCTCAACCGGTTTTACGGCTGTCGTGTCGAAAGCGTCGTCAGTGCCGAAACCCTGAATCTGCACCGCGACGATATCGAGCGTCGGGCAGGAGAGCGTCAGGACTGAATTGGCGGTGGTCAGCGAGCGGGCCATGATTGTTACTCCACATCCACCGAGTTAATCGACAAGGTATGCACAGACCCGCCGTCGGTATAAAGAAGATAGATAATCGGAGAGCCACGCACTTCCTTCACGGAAGCCGGAGGGTCCTGCACAACTAGGTACCAGCCCTGATTCTGAAGCGTGGTGGCAATGTTGGCGCCAACCAGGGCATTGATTGCGGCGATCTGCTGACCGGAAAGAGTAGTTCCGACTACCCACGCGCCGAAGGCGCCCATCTGGTTGATATCACTCTGCAGTGCTTGGCGCACTCCGCCATATCCTGCCGGGGTGTACGGAATCCACTTGACCGTGGTCCGATACACCAGCATGTCGTTTTGCATCAGCGCATTGAAGTAGAGCTGATTGATGTACGGGTCTATCCACTTCCACTGG